AAGCTGGAAACGACATCTCAATTCCCCGCCCAGAATCTGAAGATGTCCCGAATGTCTTTTGGGCATAATCTCAACACATAATACACATATGAAAACTACCGCACTAGGCATCTTAACAATCGTCGCAACGCTCGCTAATGTGGGCGTTCAAGTCCTCCAAGGTGGCGCACCCGACTTCATGGGCGCGTTCGCTGCTGTCACGGCTGGCATCGGCCTTATCAAGGCGAAGGACAACAAATGAGCGCAGATGCCTCTAGAGACGCGCTACACGGCATTGTGGGCAGCGTAGTACCCGTTCTCGGCCTTGTCACCTCCCTGCAAGAGCAGATCGAGTGGGGTATGCGTGTGACCTCGCTGGGGATCGGCATCATTGTTGGCTTGATTTCCGCCTACCAGTTGCTTAAAAAGCGGTGAGTAGGTCAAGGTGGTCTTGACCTATGGTGTAAAGTTCAACCATGCAATACCACCAGATCATCGAGCTTCAGAAGCGGATCGGCACTACGCCCGATGGGTTTTTCGGGGAGAAGTCCGTAGCCAAGTGCAAGGAATACTTGCGCGGACTCATGCCCAAAGACCACCCTTGGCCCACACAGGATCAAGCTAGCCTCACCAAGTTCTACGGACGACCGGGAGATGAAACACAACTCGTCAACCTAGCCGTCAATGACCTAGACATCCGCTACGATGGCAAGAATGTTAAGTCCATCCGCTGTCACCACAAGGTAGCTCCGAGTCTGCGCCGCATTCTGGAGCGCATCAGCAAGACCCCTCACGCTTGGGTGCTGAAGGAGTACGCGGGAGTTTACAACAACCGTCCCATGAGAGGCGGCTCACTACCCTCCCTGCATGCTAGAGGGGCTGCTATTGACCTAGCTCCTAGTACGAACGGCAACCGCGAGCATTGGCCTTCACGTTCCAATATGCCTATCGAGGTGATGGAGATTTTTGCCAAAGAAGGTTGGCTTCCAGCAGGGGCTTTTTGGAGCCGAGATGGGCAACACTTCCAAGCCACGCGATGAAAATCCCTCCATCAGTCAGCATTGGTGGGCAGGAGGTCGAAATCGTCATCGAAAAAGATTTAGCGGAATATGGTCTTTTTTGTCTTGACGACATGCGTATTACCCTTCGTAGTGCCGATACAGACATTATGGAGTCCACATTACGCCATGAGATGATGCACGCTGCATTCAGCATTGCGGGTATCTCTCACTCGAAAACATTTGAGGATATGGAAGAGTGTGTAGTCCGTTGTCTTGAGAACATCTTTTTCCCTGCGTGGGAAAGGGTGATCGCCAAACCAAAACGAAAAACAAAATGAGCTACAAGCGATTCTTGGTTGCCGCCGATAACCACGGAAGTTTAGTCTGCGAGCAGGCTAAGAAGAAAATCCTCGACTTTGCGAAGTCATGGAAGCCCCATTACCGGGTGCATCTTGGGGATGTCTGGGACTTCTCCCCGCTCCGTAAAGGTGCAAGTCCAGAGGAAAAGGCAGATGGCATTTCCGATGACTACCAGATGGGTATGGAGTTCTTGGACGCATTCAAGCCGGACTACCTGACTTTGGGGAATCATTGTGATCGCATCTGGATGAACTCCACCAAGTGTGCTGACGGCATGCTCCGTGAGCATTGTGCTAAACTGGCACAAGCCTCCGAGGACGAGTTCCGTAAGCGCAAAATCAAGTGGGTTCCATACCATGTGAGCAAGTTCCTTATGCTTCCCGAAGGGGGTCCAAAGTTCATCCACGGGTTCCGAGCCACAATGTACCCAGCTAAGAGCCATTTTGAGAACTGGGGGCCGTGTATCCATGGTCATGTCCACAAGCCCGATGTCTATGTAGCTCGTCACATTGAAGGCCAATCCTCGTTCAGCGTTGGGTGCCTTGCCGACATTGACCAGCTATCCTACGCCGACCGAACTCCAGCTAAACTAGCGTGGCGCAATGGATTCCTTTACGGCATGATCAACGAGAAGACTGGATCATGGCAGGCGTGGAATGTCATTAAGGAGGGCAACGACTGGATCTCCCCAATGGGCATCCTGTAGCCGAGCGACCACATCAAACCAATGTATCCGAACGACAACAATGAAAACGAAACAAGCACTGACCGCATTAGAACAAGCGTTGAAACTAACTGCCATCGAGCAGCCGAAGCGTGACGATGAGTTCACCGCTCATGAGTTTGCCGACAAGGCGGACATGCATGTAGAAGGCGCACGAAGGTTGCTGAACCGCGCAGTTAAGGAAGGTAAGTTCGCCCTACGCAAGACCTCCAAAGGTCATTACTATTCTGTCGCATGACCGACCTCGATCATGAGTTCGATGAGGCTCGCCGCCTCATGCGTAAATGCTCATGTAAAAAACCCAGTAACGAATTGCGTTATGACCCCGGCGTTACCTACATCATCTGCGCTTGCGACAAAAGTCCCCGCTCATTCATGGCGGACTGGACTCCGAAAGATGTTGTAAGGCATTGGAATTTAAAGGGTTATATTTCTTTGAAAAAAAGATATTGACCGACACACATTCTTGTTGTCTCGTATCCACATCTGACCACATTGTCAGACAACCAATAGAACGAACAATGAACCTAGAACATACAACCGCAGGGCTACAGAAAGCCCTATCCAAAGCACAGAGTGAAGTCGAGAACGCAACCAAGGGTAGCGTGAATCCGCACTTCAAGAACCGCTACGCAGACCTCGCTGAAGTGTTGAACACCGTTCGCCCGGTGTTTGCCGCCAATGGCTTGTCGATCATCCAAAGTACTTCGTATGATGGATCACTCGTAAGCGTCACCACAACCATCCTCCACGCCGAGGGTGGACACATCAGCAGCACGGCATCCTGCGTTCCAGCAAAAGCGGACGCGCAAGGTGTTGGCGCATCGACCACATATCTTCGCCGCTATGCCCTTGCTGCAATGACTGGCATCGCGCAGGAAGACGACGATGGGCAGGCAGCGTCACACACCCGCACAGCAGCCCCAGCAAGCCAGCAAGACATCTCCAGCCTCAAGGAGCGCATGGAGGGGCTTGGAGTGGACGAGGAAGCCTTCCTCAAGTACTTAGCGGTCAAGTCACTCAGCGAGCTTACCAAGCCCGTTCTGGTTAAGGCTAACGCATCGCTGGATGCCAAGGCTAAGAAGCTCCAGAAGGGAGGTGCAGCATGAGTGCAAAACAAGATGGCGGCCCGGCTTTTCCCAGTGCCGGAGAATTTGACGGAATGTCTCTGCGTGATTGGTTTGCGGGTCAAGCCATGAAGGTTTTGTTAGAATTCGATAAAAGCTATGATTACATGGACATGGCTTACGCTGCCTATACGGCTGCTGACTGCATGCTTCAAGCAAGAAGGGAGGGTTGGATATGAAAATAATCCACGGATTGGGCGAGGAATACTACACCCGCACAGCAACACCCAGAGACCTATCAGGCCCAGTCTCCAAATCCTTGCTCTGGGAATTCAATGCGAGTCCATATCGCTGGTACAACAAAAGCCGCGACAAGGAGTCTACTCCCGCCATGCGGACTGGCGTATTGTATCACACTGCTTGTCTGGAACCTCACAAGCTGGAGACCAGTTACATCGTCTCCCCCTACTCTGACTTCCGCACCAAGGAGGCTAGAGAGTGGAGAGACAGCATGACTGGCATGCAGGTCATAACCGCAGACGAGTACATCCGCGCCGAGAGTGCTGGGTATGCGTTTCGCAAAAACCCAGCCATTGAACATCTACCAGACTACACGACCGAGGTCGCGGTGTTTGCCGAAGTGTTTGGCACGAACTGCAAGTGTATGATCGACCTAGTTCCTAGCGAGGGATTGTCTCTGATGGATCTCAAGACCACCCAGAGCATCGAGAGTCTCGACCAGTTGACCTCGCTCATCATCAACCGGGGCTACCACTGGCAGGCTGCGATGTACCTTGACCTCTGGAACCTAGCCTCTGGAGAGAACCGCAACGAGTTCATCATCGTCTTTATGGCAGTAGACCGTCCTTTCGAGATGGCAACCGTCCTGCTCGACGAGGACTTCATCAAGCTGGGACGCGAGGGTTACATGCAAGCCTTGGCTAAATGGAACCAATGCGTGCAGACGAAAACATTCCCGCCAGCAATTGACGGGCTACAAACAATCTCACCTCCAAAGTGGGCAATCAAAAACAAGTAAACATTACGACAATATCAACAAAGTTCTTGATTGTTGTTAGATTTCCGCTATAATTTAATTATGACTTGCGGAATTTATTGCATCAAAAACATCAAAACAGGAAAAATTTACATTGGAAGCTCTAAAGCAATTGAATCTAGATTTTATAATCACAGATGGAGGCTTTTAAATGGATGCCATCATTCCATCAAACTGCAACGATCTTGGAATAAGCATGGGCCAGAATTGTTTATTTTTGAGGTCGTTGAAAAATGCCTTGAATCTGAGCTTTTATGTAAAGAACAAGAACATTTAGACTTAAAGAAACCATGGTTTAACATCAAGCAAACATCAACTCCGGGTGCTTTGGGTCAAAGATCCGAACAACAAAAAAAATGGATGAGCATTGTGCAACGGATGTCAAAATTTGGCAAACCCGGACCAAACAAAGGGAAAAAAGCAAGTGATGAAACAATACAAAAAATTAAAAAAGCAAGATCTAAACAGATCATGAAAAAAGGTCATAAATTTACAGATGCTCACAAATTAGCTTTATCTAATGCAAAAAAAGGAAAACCATCACCAAGAAAAGGAGTTAAACTTACTGATGAACACAAAGCGAAATTATCAAAAGCAAAAATTGGCAAAAAAAGGCCACCACGCTCTGATGAACATCGCCTAAAACTTTCTTTAGCCAAAAAAGAATACTGGAAAAACAAACAAAAAGAAAAACAAGATAATGCAACAATATAGCAATGAAAATACAGGAGTTCTCTTCAAGAACGATGTGGGTGACAACCCCAAGCGTCCTGCATACAAGGGAAAGATCGACATCGACGGCAAGGAGTATCAACTGGCTGGCTGGCTCCGCGAGGGCAAGAGCGGCAAATTCATCTCGCTGAAAATTGACGACAAGGCTGCAGCTAAACCTGCTAGCAAGGACGACGATGAGTCAGAAATACCATTTTGAGTTCCATTCTGATTCCCATGCATGAGTGGTGACATGCGCTTCATATCCCGCCGCCCACGGGTTCACCACAGGGCAAATCACTTTCATGAAACTCATCAAACGCACGCTAAATTTTGGCGCAAAAACCAAGGTCAAAAACCCTGATATCATCCGTGAGGAGAAGGACTTGAGGTACGGAACGCCTGTCTTTAATTCGACGCAAATCAAGGGTGATTTCTACCGGGTCATTCCAGCCAACGCAAAAGAAGTGGCAT